GCTGGGCAAAGCAACTTGTGAAATTGCATTTAAAAACTCTACACCAGTCCAATTATTAGATACAGCAGCAGTTCTATATAAACCTCCAACGCCAGTTGTTCCCGTGGCAAAATCAAAAGCACCAGATGCATAAACAGTTGGTCCCTCGTTTTTACTTATTCTAAGTATTTCGTATGAAGGCTGACTCATTTTATAATATTGTTATCCTTTCAATAAATGACCTAGTAAACAAAAGTGCATCGTCGTAAACGACGAAAATACCTGAAGTATCATAATCTGAATCAAAGAAAGCTGTGCTTGCATTATTTGTGGCCTTATTCCCTAAAGCATTTACACTGTATCTAAATGATCCAACCTGTGATAATCCGCTAAATGAGAAATTAGTGTTAGTTGTATTTACTGAAGTCATAGAGCCATTTGGTAAATTTAATCTAACATTATATCCTGTGCTATTAGATATAGCCCCCCACTTCCCAGATATGTTAAATGTTTGAGTGGAAGCATCTGGCACTCCAGTTGTGACATTAGATAAAGAAGGCGTGGGTAAAGTGCTATAAGTTACTCCCTCTACTGTTTGCGTATTATTATAGCTAAATGTATTGGAGAGATGCTCAATACTTATATCGTCCTCTATTAGAGCAAATTTTCCCGTATCGTATTTTGTAGCAGTTACTAAATATTCATTAACATTTTCTTCCTGCATAGATATAACTTTATAAATAAAAGGATCTGCATTTTTTATTTGTAATCTAGCGGGGCTACCTAATTTTAAATTTCTTAGAACTTCAGGTTTATCAAAACCAGAAAGTAAACTACCATAGTTGTTTAAATTTTCAGCTGATAGTTCTGCTGGATTGCTAAAAATGCTCGTTACATTTAAGGTTGTTAGTTGATCAGGAGATAAATTATTTAAATCAGTTTCTAAAGCTCCCCTAGTCGGACCACCGATATATGCGTCAGAATTAAAGCCATTGAAACTAAATAGAGTTGATGATCTTTTGTCTTCAACCATATCCATAACAGCAAACTTACCAGTCCCAACAGCGGCTAATGTATGATCACCAGTTAGCTCTGATATCAAATCACCAGAGAACAAATCAAACGCGCTTTTATTTCCCACCCCAGTGCCAGATGCAAAAACCCACCCAGTTACTCCAGTTTCAAAATACAAAACAGTTTCACTCTCTGGTAATCCTGTATAAAACGCATATTGCTGAAAGCGAGGATCATCAATCGCGCCCGTGGCTCCAGCGTATCCTTCAGTGTAACCAGAAAAACTATATTTGCCAGTATAAGGTAAAAGTGCAGCTGGAGTTGATCCTGTTACCTCTAACTCTGCATATCTTGTCCTATTTGTTGATGCAAAACCTGTTTGAATGTCTAACTGTGTATCATCACCAGTCGGATTGATAACAGTTAAAACTTTATTCATATCAGAATTAACAAAAGTATTACTTACTCTGATCGTTTCGTTCTCTAAATCTATTGCTAGAATTTTACCGAAGTTTGTTGTATTTGTTTTTAGATCGTCCTCTATAAGAACTAAGTCTCCAGGTTTACATAGAAGACTTTCCAATCCTGCTGTAAAAGCAACTTGTTGGTTTTCTTTTATTTTAGAAAATATTTGATGTTGAGCGACTCTACGAGCCATTGCTCTAGAAGTAATACCTATGCCTTCTATTCTTTTCTTGAAAACTCCTTTTTCTTTGATGTTATCTTCGTCCTCTACCACCTCAATCTTAGGCACAAAATTATCGAACCGATCATTGTATGCCACCTCAATTGTATTGAACTGCTCATCTCTTCTGTTATTAGCATAAAAAAACTGTCCGTCTTTAACAGATTCATTAGTAAAAATATTTACAGGATTTCTAGGTCTATCATCTACAAAGTTTATTGTTGAATCGTTAAAGAAAACCCTTCCTTTAAATAAAGATGCAACAATATTTATTGCATCGAATATCTTTTGTCCTTGGTCGAAAACTATATTACAAGAGAATCTAGGTTCTTTTCCACCCCTGCCATCACTGACACCTTCGAAAAAACCAAGTTCGTCAACAGCATCACAAAATCTACCTATCTTGTATAACTCCCATACATTTATATTATTTGGATTTATATGGGAACCCATACCGTAACGGCTATTAGTTAGTAAGTCGTATAAAATCCAAGCTGGATTATCAGTCCAATGTAAGCCTTCTTTAAATGAACCATCCCAATCACCATCATAAACTAATTTATCTGCCTTAGAAGTTAAGTCGAATTCAGATTGATTGTTATAATATCTCTTATCTTTTCCGCTAACTCTGACTGGTTTATAATTACTAGGTATTTTAACCTTTTTTAACTTACAGTCGTAGGTTCTTCTAGGTATTGAGGTGAAAGATCGAGAGTCTATTTTAGTTCCAACTATAGCTGAGAAGGGATAAGGTAGAGGAGTGTCGATAATTTCTGTCACCTTATCTAATGTAACATTTTTATTTATTAAAACCGAGTTTGTCTCAAAAGATAGTTTTGTTACTTTCACATACCTTTTCACAGTGCTATCTTCATCGATTGTTCCAGCCTCGATGCCACTTTCGCCATCAGCACTAAGAAGCTCTTGCTTCATTGTAACAGTTGGTGGTAATTCAAAACCTTTATTCAATAAGGCATCCTTCCCATCTAAATTTACAACAAATTCACGGCTTGAATCGCCTTGGTAATCTGGGTTTCCAATATCTATTAATGTATTGCCCTCTATTAATGCTACTATGCGATAATTATAAGTTTTAAATGGTTTTTCTAAACCGTCAGAACCATCTGGGTTTATGTCATATTGACCAGTTTCTACTCTAATATTCAAAACAGCTGGGAACTTAGCTGTTATTTGCATTTCCCTATCTGCGGCAGATGGAGTTAAATCAAAAGTAAGTGTGTCACTAAGTGCTGCTACATTTAGTGATATAAAAGCTCTTGTGACGTTCGGGTTGTATACAGTATGAACAACAGGAACAGCGTCTTCGTTCCAATTTGTTAAAGATTGTCTAGCCCACTCAGAATAATTATCTAAATTATCTCTATTATTAGCTCTTTTATCATCACTACCTTCATTTAATGGTAGACCGTCCTCTCCTACCTCTAGGTTATAATTTTCAGCGCCCAGACTTAATACCTCACTCCTAGTTAGAAGGCTAGTGTTTTGGCTTATTCTTTGAGGCGCAAAGGTCTGAGTATTAGGTGTTTCAGGTTTATCTACACTACCACCAGCCAACTTGTCAGCGTTAAAAGCTCCAAACAACTCTCTTTGATATACGTGATCAATAAATACAGTTTTAAAATAACTTAAAGGATTTTGGTATTCAGACCCCTCTCTGAATTCTGCTAAAACATTTGAGAAGTTGAATTTTAAATCATCATAGCTATATTCATTAAACAATAATTGAGATATTGTAGTTTTTGTATATTGAAAAGATTCAATGTCTTTTATTAAGTTATATACATCTTTATCTACAGAGTATGTATATCCCCTTGTCTGCCAAGAGTTTCTAGCGTAACGAACACCTCCCTGATTTCCTAAGTGTTCCTCTATTTCGCTAATACTAATTCCTTCTCTAGATAATTCATCAAATAAACTATTCTGATTTATAGAAATATTTAAGGGTATTTTTATTAATATGAACCCTTTCATTTCTCCTGTTAATGTTCCCTCTTGGTTTATAGTGGGACAAGTAACATCAAAAAACTTTACACCTCTTGCTTCTAATAAACTTTGAATAGCATACCCACGCTCCGTGCCAAAAGGTCTAGTAACCATCTGCTCTAAAATCACATTACCATCTGCGTCGGAACCTATTGATATGTTTTTATTTAATTGACTACTACCCGTCTCATTGACTTTAACTACAACAAGCAAACAGGGGCTTTCTTCATCTTGGCTTTCTAAGTTAGCAATGGCATTTGGTATTAATTCAGCATTACCTAACTCAGACCAGTCACCTAAAGATGACAACGCTTTTTCTGCTAAAGTTCTTTGTAGAGAGTTATAATTAGAATCATCAGTTATTTGATTGTCGTTAATTAAGTCTCTAATCGAGTCTAAATCACCAGATGTGAACTCTATCACACGTTCTAGAGCTTCTAAAAAGTAGTAACCCAAAGAACCTAAAACACTATTCCAGTCGCTCCAATGATGAGTTATGCCGAATGGATTATCCCCATCCTCATCATCACCTGTTTCTCCACCCCTACTGTAAAAATTAGGTTGTAAATTAGTATATAAACTAACTAACAACTTAGCATCGCTTTTAGATGAATCATCTGCCCAATCAATACTTTTATGTTCTGTCGGTAATCTTGCTTCATAACTAAACCTAGCGTTTGAACTGCTTGCTGATTGAGCTTCATTGTTTAAAAACCATGTAAATTCTTTACTATCAACTTCATCTCTTATATATGCTCTTAACCCGAAACCCTCAGTGTTTACTCTACGCAAAAGTATTCCGTCATCATCTAAATTAAAAGGGTTAATCTCTCTTTGTTCCTGTCTATAATACAAAGAGCAATCGGGCCATGATTGTGATTCAAATGCGGGAGGATCACCATCATCAGACGACAAATTCCGTATTAAAGCTCCATTAGACCTTTGATCAGACTCTCCTAATTCTCTGAAAAAACGCTTGAGATTCCTTGTAGCTGTGTTCGTTCCATTATCTAAAATGCAATTCAAAGACTGTGCCGCCTCTAGCTCTACATCGCTAATTGTTTCATTATATTCTGGGTTATTAGAAACAGCAACAGGTGTATCATCTAAATAAACACCCTGTAATAATCTTATACCCTTTAAAACCCTACCATCTCTATCTACTATACCTTCAATTGGACCATCACTAATCAAATCTACAGTTTCAGCAAAACTGTGAGATGCCCCATATTGCATTTCACCTAAAATTGGTGGTCTATATACAGGTGGCTGTGGACGGCTACCTCTACCACCACCAGCTATACTTATTTTCTTTAGTATGTGGCTCATTTTATTAACCTTCGTAAGCGGAGCCTTCGCTGCCTAAGAAAACTGGACGATATTGTCTGGAGTTAGTATTAATAGCGGCGTCATCTGGAGTGCCGTTGTTTGTTAAAATATAATTTGGATCTGTATACTGAGGATAAGACTTTATCGTAGCTTGTATAACTTGAGTCCCCACTTTTAATCTACCGTATCCAATTGGAACGGGTGCCCCCTGACTCGCGACGTTAGCCCTATTACTAAATATTAAAGATTGAGTATTTGCTTTAGCTTCCACCTCTAGAGCTTCTATTTCTGGTTTAGGTGTTAAAGCATATGAAATCGTCGCAAAAGCTACTGCAAAAAACAAATTCAGCAGAAAACCACCACCCGCTCCGACAATTACAGGAACAAGATCAATAGTTTGTGGTGATTTGTAAGACTCCATCTCACTAGGCTCTATTAATCTTTTTTTATTTAAAATTATTTCGTAACCTAAACCCTCACGCTGCAATTCTACTAACCTACTCATAAAACCGCTACGATTACAGTCTATAGCTTGTAATACATATTTTGGATTACCTATCTTTAATTTGAAGACATCTCCAAACTCACTGCCTAATATACCATGTATTTTTACTGTTGTCATTTGACCGCCTTTATCCTCTCTAGTTTATTTACATTCCCTTCTATAATTTTGGGCGTGTAAATATTTATTTTTTTTGTATTCAAACTATATATTAAAAAAGCTTGGCAACAATTATCAGCCATTTTTATGTCGAATTCTGATTCTTTTTCATCTCCACTTATATGGCTATGGAAAACAGCAACCATTTCGTAATCTTCCTTAAACAACAGATAATTTAGTGGATTAATCATAAAAAATTTAGACGGGTCTTCAGCTACATTCCTCTCAACCTGTATTACATATTTGTTTTTGTTTTGATCATAGCCTAAAAAGCCACAAACTTCCCTTGTGAAATTCTTGTGAGCTATCTCTTTTATCTTATGAAGAGTAGATATCTCTCCTTTAATATATTGAACTGGTTCTTTCATAGCTAAATCCATCAGTTCCTGGAAATCCACCGAATCTAGGATAAATTTCTGTTGTTGGGTTTTTAATAGTTTCTGATCTACCCTCGTTGTAATTTTCTTTAAAGCCAGAAAACTGACCGCTACCTGTTAAGTGAAATGGTCCTACAGTATGTATGTCAACTAAACCGTTTCCTATGGCACTATTTCCAGTAGATCCGTCCCACCAAGCGATTAAACTATCCCCAGTTATTGTTTGAAATCTACCAGTGCATTCATAATAATCACGGGGGGCATGATCGAAATCATTTGGACTTACACTATCGTCTGGAGTTCTTATGGTTTTGTGTAAGTAATTTAATTCTTCATTGGTTAATTTTCTACTCCATAACGCCCACGGCCCTATACATCCATTCATTGTAGATATAAAGCTGGGGTCTTCACTTTCAAAACCTCTTCTGTTTAAAAATTGTTGCACAGCTCCTAGTCTAAATACTTCAGGTAAAGCTGTAGTATAACTAATACCTTCAGGCTCATTTCTATTTAAATTTTCTCTCCTCTCCAAGTTAGCAAAATTTCCATTGACGCTTTGAGGTTCCACCAATATTTCGTTATTAAATCTAATTGTTAAATTAGTAGCATTTGTTCTTGAAACGACATTAGGATCTTCACCTCTAAGGTCTACAGCGTCTATTACGTTTTGCACTCCAGTGTCATGTATTATAGCATATTGATTCCATTCTCGATTTAGAACTTCTGGACCTGCCATATTTGTCAAATGATCTATTCTATAATCATTTGATGAGCCATTATCATTCGTAATGCTCATTCTTTCCCCTTGATAATAAGCGTATATATTATTAGAGTTTGCGTTATTATGATCAGAGCCGCCAAGAATATTTATATATCTACATGCAGGGAAAAAACCCTTATCCCTACTGGTAGTGCTAAATAAACCAGCGCCAATAGGACTATTTTGATTCATACTAGCCCAGCCTACTATAGTGAAATCACCAGTTAAAGCGCCAGTAATTTCTGGGATTGTGGTATGAAATAATCCTGAATTTACTGGACCAGCATATCCATCATTACTCATGGCTCCAGAAAACCTGACGCCGCTAAAACCACTGGCTATGTTGCTACCAGCATTGAAAGATAAATCATCTGAATTATTAAACCTTTTTTGACACGCACTAAATCTCTTGG